AACAGGTCTTACGGGCGCAGAAGGACCTACTGGGCCGACAGGTGCAACTGGTTTGACAGGACCTACAGGACCGACAGGATCCACGGGATTGACTGGTCCTACTGGACCTACGGGTCCTACTGGCCCAAGCATTACCGTTCAAGATGAAGGTTCAACACTTACTACTTCATTAACTAGTTTAAACTTCACAGGTACAGGAGTTACAGCGACAAACACGGGTGGGGCTGTTACAGTTGCCGTATCAGGTGGCGGTGGTGGTACATCATCCCCTATTCCTAAATTACAATCTTGGTCAATTGGAGCAATGTAAATGGCACAGAACACAAACCCTATTTTTCCGCTAATCCCTGAAGTTACATGGGTAAGCGGTGTAGCAGCTAACGCAGCGACTCCCGGCGTGACGGCCAACACCACAACAGACCTGACCAGCGGCACGATTTACGGCCCGATCTTTACGGCTGGCCCGGTAGAAGGCTCACGGCTTGATTTTATTAAGGTTAGGGCGCTTGGCAGTAACGTGCAAACTGTTATCCGCATCTGGATTAACAATGGTGCGGCTACAACCACAGCAACAAACAATACGCTATTTTTAGATAGAACTTTGTTTTCAACTGCTGTTTCTCAAACAACCGAGTTGGTTGACACCTCCCTGTCGCTTAATATCAGCCTTCCTGCTGGTTATCGTGTGTATGCAACCTTTGGCACAGCAGTGGCGGCAGGTTTCCACTTAACTGCTGTTGGCGGGGATTACTAATGTTTACCGGGTTTGCTTCTGAAAATACTCCGGCTTTTCAGGTCTGGGATTTGTCAAACACCTATTCTGGCGCGCCACGACTTGTTTTGCAAGATGATTGCGCCCCCATTCAAATTATAAAAACTGGAGGTTCCAACTCTCAGGTGCAACTTTTTTTATCAACTTCTCCAGTAGAGGGAAGAACAATAAAAATTGTTAACTGCCGATACGGTTCGGAAAGTCAAATAATCAACGTATTTTCTTCCGACACAACGCAGCAGTCTAATCCTGTTTTTGCAATTGGGCCGGGTCAATATATAGAAACGTGTTTTATTTCTAGTATGAGGAGTTTTGGTCAAATTGGAGGTGTTCTAGCTTCTGGTTGGGTTACGATAAATCAAGCCTCCTCATCAAATTCCAACGCTTATGGGGTTGTTGTTGGTGGCTTGTCTAATAGGGCTGTCTCACAATATTCTGGGGTTGTGGCAGGCAATGGAAATTCTGCATCAGGAACACGCGCTGGTGTTCTGGGAGGTATAGGCAACACATCGGGCGGCATTGATACGGGTGTTGTTGGGGGAAACAGCAATTTTATTACGGGCGACCGCGCTGCTTCTTTGGGCGGTCAGAGCAACCAAGCAAGCGGTACAAATGCTGCTGTTGTTGGTGGTTCAAGCAATAACGCAACAAACACTAATTCCGCTGTATTGGGCGGTAATAGTCATTTGTGTTCTAGTTCTTCCGCAGTAATTGTTGGTGGAACTTATGGATCATCAAGAAGCATTATCGGGAATTTAGTTTTACCCGCAAGTCAAAATCCAATTGTTAGTTCTTTTGGTCTTTCTCAATCAGCAACATTGGTTCTTGGCCGTGAAACAACAAACGCAACTGCCACAAGACTTACAAGTAACAACACTTCCACTGGAAGTACGGTTAACCAAGTAATCCTACCCGACAACAGCGCCTATACATTCCAAGGCACTTGCATTGCAGCAAGGACTGCCGCTGGCGATACTTCTTCATGGAAGTTTGAGGGTGCAATCAAGCGCGGTGCTAACGCTGCATCCACAACTCTGGTTGCGGCTGTGACTCCAACTGTTATTGCTCAAGACGCAGGGGCTTCTACATGGGTCTTGGCTATTACTGCTGACACAACCAATGGCGGTATCGCTGTAACTGTTACTGGCGCAGCGGCTACCACAATCCGATGGGTAGCAAAAATCGAAACAACTGAGGTAACTTTCTAATGGCTCTGAAAATCTCTATCCCAACAAGCAATGTAGGCGTTCCATTCACAGACGCTTATGCCCGTATCACGAACATCTTTGGCAACAAAGACCAAGTGCAGTACCAAGTGTCTGTGTCTGCTAATGCTGATGCAAGGCAAGCAAATGCTCAAGAAGTGGCACAACACGCTTTCTACTGCCCAACTCCACAGGGTAATCTGATGGATGGTCTATATGCTGACCTGAAACTGCAAGTAGGTTTTGAGGACGCTGAAGACTGCTAAGTATGAAAATAGCTGTCTACGCCATCAGCAAAAACGAAGCGCATTTCGTTAAACGGTTTTGTGATTCAGCCAAAGATGCTGATTTGATTGTCATTGCTGACACAGGCTCAACTGATGATACTGTTCAGCAAGCAATGAATGCTGGCGCTAGAGTGTTTGATATATGCGTAAAACCTTGGCGCTTTGACAAAGCCAGAGATGCCGCACTTGCCTTACTTCCATCTGACATTGATATTTGTATATCTCTTGATTTAGACGAAGTGCTAGAGCCAGGATGGAGAAAAGAGATAGAACGGGTATGGAAAACAGATACAACCCGTATGCGATATAAGTTTGATTGGAGCAATGGCGTGGTGTTTTACAGCGAGAAAATCCACCATCGCTACGGCTACCACTGGCATCACCCAATCCATGAATACATCCGTGCTGACAACAGAATCCCAGAGGTGTACGCACACACCGATATGTTGCTTGTCAGTCACCATCCTGACGAAACAAAGTCACGAAGCCAATATCTACCCTTGCTTGAGTTGGCGGTCAAAGAAGACCCGTACTGCCACAGAAATGCTTTTTACTACGCAAGAGAACTGACGTTCTACAACCAGTGGAAAGAGGCCATCCCTGCGCTCAAGAAGTACCTGACAATGCCACAGGCAAGTTGGAGCCATGAGCGATGCTATGCCATGAGGCTTTTGGGCAAGTCACACGAAAGCCTTGGTGAGATCAAAGAGGCTGAGAAGTGGTATCAGGGCGCTTGTCTTGAGGAGGCTAACACCCGTGAGCCTTGGGTAGATTACGCCATGTTCTGCTACAACACTAACGATTGGGAGACTTGTTACTTTGCGGCAAACAGGGCGCTAAAGATTAAAGAAAAATTGGAGGTCTACACAATGGACCCATCTGCATGGTCTGACAAACCACACGACCTTTGCAGTATTGCCGCTTGGCATCTTGGATACAAAGATAAAGCAAGACAAGAACTTGATGAGGCTTTAAAGTTTAAGCCACATGACCAGAGATTACTTGCCAATAAGGAATGGATGAAATGACTCCAGAACTCGAAAAGTACTATACAGATCGGTTTGAGATGATGTCAACCGAGGGATGGAAAGATTTAATTGAAGATATTGACAAAATAATAGCAACTTTGAATAATATCTCTGTAATAGATAGTGAGAAAGACCTACAATTCAAAAAAGGTGAACTTTCTATTCTTTCTTGGCTGAAAAATCTTAAAGAGATCAGCGAAAGAGCATATGAAGAAATTTTATGATTACGTCTGTGAAAACGGACACAAAACAGAAAGATTCGTTGATTATGAGGCAACGGGTCTAATGTGTGAGTGTGGTGCAAATGCAACACGTTTACTATCTGCGCCAGCATTTCGACTTGAAGGATGGTCTGGTTCTTTTCCATCGGCATATGCCAAATTTGGGAAGAGCCATGTTGACAAGTTGAAGTCTGAGCAGAAACTCAACTCATAAGCAATTATGCCGAGTTGAATCTCCTACAACCGAGAACGGCAGGAAAAAGGAAAAAGTATGCTGATTGATGAAGAGCCAAATGAACTAGAAGCGGTAGAGCAACAAGCCAAGCCCGAACTCCCTGAGAAATACAGGGATAAAAGTCTGGACGAGGTAGTGCGAATGCACCAAGAGGCTGAGAAGCTCATTGGTAAACAAGCACAAGAGGTCGGAGAAGTCCGAAAGCTCGCTGATGAACTCATTAGGCAGAACCTCACTGTTAAACAACAACAGCAGCAAACTAGAGATGTTGAGCCTGAAGTAGATTTCTTTGAGAATCCACAGATGGCAGTTCAAAAGACTGTTGATAGTCACCCTGACATCATTGCGGCGCGTCAAGCCATGCTAGAGATGAAAAGGGCGCAAATTCAGCAAAAGTTAGCGCAAGAACATCCTGATTTTGGCGATATTGCTAAAAATGAGGACTTTGCAAATTGGGTTAAATCTAGCCCTGTACGCATTGACTTGTTCAAACGTGCTGATGCAGAATTTGACTATGATTCAGCCAATGAACTGTTATCTACCTACAAAGAACTTCGCTCTGTCAAACAAAAGCAAATGAGTACCGCTGGTGAAGCAACTCGTAAGCAGAATTTGAAAGCAGTTGGGGTTGATGTAGGTGGTTCTGGGGAATCATCAAAGAGGGTTTATCGTAGGGCTGACCTTATTCGGCTGAAAATGCAAGACCCGACTCGTTATGAGGCGCTTTCAGATGAAATTATGCAAGCGTATTCAGAAGGTCGTGTTAAGTAAACTTAACTTATTGGAGATTTAATTATGGCAAATACCGCCTTTTCCCCCACAAATAGTGTAACCACTACATCCGCAGCTAACTTCATTCCAGAGATTTGGAGTGATGAAATTGTTGCCGCCTATAAAAAGAACCTTGTTTTGGCTAATTTGGTCAAGAAGATGTCTTTCAAAGGCAAAAAGGGTGACACAGTCAATATCCCTAGCCCTGCTCGTGGTTCAGCAACAGCTAAAGCCGCTACAGATGCAGTTACTTTGATTGCTGAGAGCGACACTAACATTCAAGTGTTGATCAACAAGCACTATGAGTACTCACGTTTGATCGAAGACATCGTTGAAGTTCAAGCCTTGACATCACTGCGTTCTTTCTACACAGAAGACGCTGGTTATGCTTTGGCTCGCCGCATCGACACAGACTTGGTTCAATTGGGTCGTGCTTTCAACGGCGCTACAGTTGGTACTGATGACTATGCTACTAGCAACACTACTACCAAAGCCTTTGTTGGCTCTGATGGTACTACTGCTTACAACAGCACATCCTCTAACGCTGCCGCTTTGACTGATGCCGCTATTCGTCGCACCATTCAGCGTTTGGACGACAACGATGTTCCTATGGATGGTCGTTTCTTCCTGATCCCACCTTCAAGCCGTAACACGCTGATGGGTTTGGCTCGTTACACTGAGCAAGCATTTGTCGGCAATGGCGATGCAATCCGCAATGGTGAAATTGGTCAGCTCTACGGCATGGCTGTGTTCGCATCTTCTAATGCTGACTTTGGTGCTGGTTCTTCTGGTGCTGACCGCATTTGCTTGATGGGTCACAAAGACTCTATGGTGTTGGTTGAGCAGTTGGGCATCCGTTCACAGACTCAGTACAAACAAGAGTACCTCGGTACATTGTTCACTGCTGATACCATTTATGGTGTGAAGGCTTTGCGTACAAACGCTACAAGCTCTGCCGCTAACGCTTCTGCTGCCTTTGCCTTGGCAGTTCCAGCCTAATTGTTGCCACTTCTCCCCTGCCTTAATCGGTGGGGGAGTTTTTTCTTAATCTAGGAGGAATTTATTATGGCAACCGCATCCGCAGTAACAGCTCGTCGTGGTAACGACCAGTTCCGTGGCCTTTTCAGTGATACATGGGCAGTAACTTGCACTATGAACGCTGGTTCATTGGTTGATGGTGCTGGCGAGACAGACGACATTACAGTACCAGGCGTTGCGCTTGGTGACATGGTCATTGGCGCATCTTTGGGTGTTGACTTGGTTGGTTTGACAGTAACAGGTTATGTTTCTGCCGCTAATACAGTCAAGTTCCGCATTCAGAATGAGTCTGGCTCAAGTGCTGACTTGGCTTCTACGACAATGAAGATTGTTGTTGTTCGCATGGTCTAAAACTAAAGGGGGCTAATAACCCCCTTTTTCAAAGGATTCTTATGGCTACATTTCGTTGTTTAACAAGCGGTCAAACAGTAACTTTTGTTCATCAGCACGATATTGACAGCATGAAAGGTCATGCAGGATATGTCAGAATTGATGGAGAAGAAAAAGAGTCCTTTGAAAAACCAGTAGTTCTATCACCTCCTACTCCTGTCAAGAAGCTAGGTAGACCAAAGAAAGTCGCAAATGTCTGATATTGATCCACGAGAGTTTGGCAAACTAGAAGCCCAAGTTGAGGCTTTACAGGCAGAAGTTCATGCCATGCGTGAAGACATCAAAGCTCTGTTAGAGATGGCTAACAAGTCTAAAGGTGGTTTCTTTGTCGGGATGGCTATTGCATCTGTTGTTGGTGGCATTATTTCGTTTATTGCGACTAAGGTAATACGATGAGCCTCTTATCTGGTGCTATCTGTCCAATAGCTACTCAAGATATTCAGATCAATCTGAAGAACCGCAACAATGCGTTCAAGAAGTTTGGCTATGGCCCACCTAACCCAGAAGAACCCAATAATGCGTTTTGGCTAAAGAAGGCCAAGATGTATAACGCACCTACTGAAAGCATTAAATCAATGCTCTGCGGTAATTGTGCGGCTTTTATCCAGACTCCTAAGATGATGGAATGCATCATTGGTGGACTAGAGAAGGATGAAGGCGAAGACGAATTGTCTTATGACGAAGAGTTCATCAAAGCCGCTGATCTCGGCTATTGTGACTTGTTTCAGTTCACTTGTGCTTCCGCCCGCACTTGTGATGCGTGGAAAGGTGGCGGCCCTATAACCAAGGAAAAATGATGTACGGAAAATCACCCAAAATGACCAGTTCTAAAGCCCCTAAGAAGGCCAAAGGTATGCCTGTAACCATCATGGTTGCTGTTGGTAAGCCTAAGTCTATGCCTGTTCGTGGTAGCCGTACTGCTACTAACATGATGAAGAAATCAGGTCGTAGCAAATGAAAAAGACCAAAGCAGAGGCCAAGATCTCTAAGGTTATGCGAGAGTACAAGGCGGGAACGCTTCACTCTGGCAAGGGTGGCCCTGTAGTCAAGAAGCCTAAACAGGCTATTGCCATTGCTTTATCTCAGGCTAGGAAGGTCAAGAAATGAAACAAGGTCTATACGCTAACATCAATGCCAAACAAGAACGCATCAAGGCTGGTTCTAAGGAAAAGATGCGTAAGGTTGGCTCTAAAGGTGCTCCTACTGAGGCGGCATTTAAGGCGGCAGCTAAGACTGCTAAGAAGAAATGAAAACTCCTGCTTGGCAAACAAAGGCTGGAAAAAACCCGAAAGGGGGCTTGAATGCCAAAGGTAGAGCATCGTATAATGCAGAAACGGGTGGCAATTTAAAACCACCAGTAAAGTCGGGAGACAACCCTCGTAGGGCATCCTTTTTAGCACGAATGGGCAATATGCCTGGCGCTGAGATGAAAGATGG